TTCGTTCAGAAACACTTGCGCTTTCTTCAATTGCCCAAAGAACAACATAGTCAAGTTCTTCGGGCTGCAATTCCCACACATCACCTTGTCCGTACTGCCTTATCTGCAGGTGGCTGTTGGCCTGTGTTTCGATTATTTCGAATATTTCGTTCAGCGTATACAAATGCTTCTAATTTTTCAATGTTCTTTTTATTGATTCCCTTTGCCATTAATAGTCAATATATCCATCTCTATACTTGTCTTGCAAACTTCTGGACCTGTATCTGTTACCAAGGAAGATGCCTGTGCTGTAGACATCTTTGTCTGGTCGAATTACATCAAGGCCAGAACCAGGTGATTGATACGCAGGATAGTCTGATGAATTTTCGCACAGGAAACGAACCAATCTTTCTGTGTACCATTCAGCCTTATCACGATACTTCTGGCTGATGAAGTTTATTTCATCCAATGATGATGTGCTTGCATTCTCCGATGATTGCTGCATCAAACCTTTGTTCAGAAATTTGTAACTGATGGCAGTTGGTGCTTCGCTCTCAATCCAATATCGCAGGCATGGTTGAATGTAATCATCCAACAATGTTTGGTTCGCAGTTGTTAAACTGCTCGCAACTATCTGTGCTTTGATTTCATCATACAATGTGGAGCCAAGTTTAGGCTGCACATTGATGTCTTGGCACATGATGATAATTGGCCGCAAATATTTGAAGTCGATATTTTCGTGCAGCAATGTGCTGTCCTTCAAATAGCTTTCGGATATAAACAGAACAGGTGTTGCCATTACTTCGCTTTCTTAGTTATCAAAACTTGCCGCCATTCGTGTCTGCAATGGATTGATTTTCCCCACCATCCACCGCCACGATTCCAAACATTCCTGCCTGTTTGCATCGTTAGCCTTTGGATTTCTTCCAAGGTCCAAACCTTTCCCGTGTAACCTTCACCAATTTCTTGGACATCATCTGATTCCCAATTCGATGGTCGGCTTTCACGCAACAAATCAATACAGAAATCACGTGAAGTTGCAATCACCAATGGTTCATTCTTCGCCTTCAGTTCTGGTCTTAGGTCATAAACGTAACCAATACCAAATTCTTCTTCGACAGGTTTAACATCTTTAATGATTCGCTTGCCTTCTTCCGTTACATCCACAACACGTTGTGTGCTGCCTGCAATTTCCTTGATGACTATGTTGATGGCATTGGATTCATTCAATGCTTGAATTGCAGCCATCATTCTATCATTACTTATTTGCAAACTTCTGGCAATGGACAGAAATGGTGTGCTTGGTTCCTTCACCAAGATGTCCAGAATAGCTGATTCAATTGGTCCTAATTCAGCAAACCAATATTTCAAACATTCACTTTCACGGATGTGTGCAGTTTCAAAGTTTTCAAAGTTGAATCGTCTATCACCAACAACATCAAATTCAAAGCTGCCTGTTTCCTTCAGATAGGCCAATGCTTCTTGGTCATCATCATCATTGCTGTCAGATGCCTTGCAGCAGATGTGTGCTGATGCTTCAATTTCAACTTTTTGTTCTTCTTCCAATTTTGGCAGACCAACACGTTCACGAATTTCATCCTGTGTCATCACAGACACTATTGTGCTTTCGCTGAATTGAACGCTGATTGGTGCTGTGTCGGAAATGGTCAGCCTACCTTCCAAACCTTGCAATGCTGCCAAGTCATTGAATGTGCGTTCAATAAACTGTTGGTGTGCATTGACATAGGTGTTCTGGAATAGTTCAAAACTGTCAACCAATTGGTTTCGGCTGCTGAATATTCCTTCTTCCTTTATTCCAAATAATGCAGGGTCACTTATCTGATGACCTGCATACAATTCCTGTTGAATGGTTTTGTTCAGCAAATCGAAACGCTTGTCAAAATCATTGCTGTTCAACTGCTGAATGTCTGCTGACCTTTCACGTGAATCAGAAAAATTCAACAGGATACTGTTGGCATTGTCTGTGCCTGTGAATTTGGCCTTCACCATTCGTTCAATTTCCTGTTGCTCCGATTCTGTCGGGATTCCAGAATTGAAATTTAGAAGTGTCCCTGCCATAAATCCATTAGAAATTCCTTTGTTAAAATAGTCGCTTACTTTTCGGTCAAGGTCAATGTAGTTGATGGCACCAAGGTATGATGGTAGTGGATAATATTGGCAGTTCGGTTGGTATGATTTCACATAAAGCAACTGCTTGCCACCTGGTTCCTTCCAGTTAAATGTTTCAATCTTTTCAACTTCTGGATTGTGCTTGCTCCAATCGTCTGAATAATAGTAGCAGGAACCATTTTCTGAAACACGATATTTGGAAAAGTCTGCATGATAGGTTGCTGCTACTTTTTCGCCTATGCTGTCGTATATAATTTCCAAAGCATAGCCACCATACAGCTCCAGGTCATGTGCCACCTTCACCAAGATGTCATCTAATGATTCATAGGCATTTGGATGCTTCACGAATTGGTCCATTCGTGCTTTCTGGATTGTTGTCATTCCAGATGTTTCAACGGACCATCCACGGCCACACACATAATCACGCTTGCTGTTGATGATTGCGTGATGCTTGGCTGAATTTCTGTATAGTTCCAACAGAAAGTCTGGATAACGATTTTTATACTCGCCTTCTGCGCCATATAGAATCCAATCTTTGCCACGTGCTTCTTTAAACACAGGCACCACGTTTGCTTCAAAATTTAATATGCTGAAATTATTCGCCATAAACAGTATATGTTTGGTTGCCACCTGTGTACACTTCTGTTGGTGCAGGTGTTCCTGTCACTTTTACGATTCCTTGTTCTAATAGTGACAATCCTGTTGGGTCAAGATTTGATGATGAAGTATTTGCATAAATGAAATATTGCCATTGGCCATCATTACCTAACTGCACTTCACCTGCTGTTGGTGTTGGCGTTCCTGGACCAACTTCTGTTATAGCAAATTGATTGAATCTGTTTGGAAACGCAGATGAATCCTGTGCCACGCAATACTGCACACCTTCCGTTGTATCACTTCGCAGTTCAAACAAGTAATAGGTTGATGTGCCATACTCGGTTAATGTCACAACAACATCATTGCTGCTATTTCGGTCGATGTTTATCAAACTGCAAACACAACATATTCCACATCAACATCTGCTGTGTCAGCTTGTGCGCTGATTTCATTGATGTCAACAAATGCGCTGAATGCACCTGCTGCCGTGTCTGCATCCATGCTTCCTGTGGACAGCATAAATGTGGCACCTGCATCAACTTTTACATCAGCAGTTTCTGCGCCAGATTTCTTGAATCGCACACGGATGAAGTTGGTGTTGTCTAAATTGGTTATTCTAATGTAACGAATCGAAGCCCTTACAAATTTACCTTGGCCATTGTTGCTGTCTAATTCAATTAGGTCCATTTCGTCAGACGATGAAACTGTCATTACTCTTCTGTCAGCTTCTGCTACATTGTCGATGGTCCGTGTATGTGCGCCACCACGTTCAATTCCACCTAACTGCAAACTTTCTGAAACTGTTATTGTTGCCGTGCTTGCCACTACTGTACTTGCCATAATTGTTGTGCTTTCTTTTAAATAGCAAATAGTTCAGATTGTGCCAAAACAAAGAAAGGTGCAGCAGTAACGCCACACCTTTCACAACAGAGAGAGAAAAGAAAAGTCTTATGGTTCTGTTACGCTGTCAATCATATCTTGAACAGTTATGCTTGTTGGTGTCAGTTTCAATGACATTGCAGGTTCCATTCCCGAAAACGTCAATGTGTAACCTTGCAGGTCACCAAATGCAGTTCCTGTTGCTGCTGTGCCTGCTGTGATTTCAAGGCCATTGGACCTTCCAACTACAAATGTGTTTCTTGTTTCATCGTTAGTTGTGTACATAATCACAACACGATTCTGCGCCAATAGCTTGATTTCGTCACGTGTAGCCGTAGCTAACTTTGGAAGAACAATACTTACTTCTGGCGCATAGTAAACAGTTCCATTCTGGATGGATGCTGTAATAGTTTCAGTCACGCTTGAAGTTTCCTTCAGTTGCTCATACGATTGAAACACCAATGATGCAGATGCGAATGCAGTAATATCACCACCGCTAACTGTTTCAGCTAACGATTCATAATCAGCCAATGTTGCAATGTACAACTTGGAAATTCCACCGATACTGTCACGGCATGGCAATGCATAGTTGGATGTTAAGGGACAGCTCATTTGCTAATTGTTTTTTTTTAGTGATGGTGATGGCATTTCTGCCATCACCTTTGAATCAATTCTGTTATATACGAATTTGTGCCACTTCATCCAAATAGGCCACGTTTGCGCCTAAAGTGAATTCCATAACAAAGCGCAGTTTTCTCTGGTCCTTACTATACCACGCTTCAACGTTAGAAAAATCTTCATCCAACGATGTGCCAAGGTACATATTGCTTGTGCGCATCAAGTAACCATTTTCGAATCCTGTCAATCCATTAACTGCAACAACTTCAATTCCTGTTCCTGGAAACACAAATCTTAGTGGGTCGTAATCTGTTTGGTATGATGCAAGCTGTCCTGCCGTAGTTGCTCCATTTCCTGCAAGCAATGCGCCAACCAATAGTCTAAATCGGTCATAGCCAAGGAATAGTTTTGCATCATCCTTATCAATGATTGATGATGGTGCGGCTGTGTACAATCTTTGTACTGCTTCAACCATGTCATCAATGTTCATGCTTGCCAATCCTGTACCAAAGCCAATTGTTGCGCTGTTTGCATCAACTGTACCTGCTGCTGTTTGCACTCTTAAACCATCGAAAAACTGTAAGTTTCCAGATACCAAAGAAGAATCTGATTGCCAGATTGCAAGTTCAACTTGCTCCTGTACTTTTGCAATCAAGTTGTTCACGAAGAATTCTTCAAATGGAATTGCTTCTTGATGTGCGCCTGCAGGAAGTTGCTGTGATAGCCACTTTGCTTTCAAGTCATTTGGACAAAGTTCAAGGTTAATCTTGATTTGTCCTGGATTGATTGTTCGCTGTGTGATTGTCACATCACCATCATTCACAAATGTACATCCAGAATTGTCTTGAAAATTTACATCTGTATTAAGAATTGACATCTTGGTTTCACCTTGAATACCAAGTTGTTTCTCCATCATCGATGCAGTTCTACCTGCTGTCACCGATTTCGCTAAAATTGGAAACGAATTTTCGTTTACATAATCCGTTAATCCTGCTAAATCAAAAGCCATTGTTTAATTTTTTATTGGTTAAAATTTCTTATTTACGATTTAATACCTTTCTCATGCGCTCCACCATTTCATCTGAACTGTCTGCCTTTGCGAATGGATTGTTCACTTTCTTCGTTGGTTCAACAGATGGCTTTGCGGCCATCTTTTCCACGATGTCAGTAATCATTCCAATGGCTTTTTCCATGTCATCGAATCTGGTGTTGATTGCTTCAACTGCTTCAACAGATGCAAAGTTGTGTGCAGCAAGAACATCAGCAGCAATGGCTGACATCTTCACATCCACATCTTCTGTAGACATTTCTTCCTTGTCCTTTTCTTCTGCTTCAACTTCTTCTTCAGATTCTTCTTCTTCAGCTTCTGGAGCCATTACTTCAACAACAACTGAACCTTCAGTTCTGATGATTGTGCCATCTTCGAATTCATGGTCACCATCTGGTGCATCAATTTCATTGGCTGCTTCGTCAATTACTTTGACAACGGCACCAACTTCAACAGCAGGGTCAATTCGAACTATTGTTCCATCCACCAACTTACTATCTAAGAATGCAGCTTCAACTGCTTCTTCTGTTGCTTCTGCTCCAAAAAGTAGATTCTTAATTTCTGGCAATTTATCACCAACCAATTCTGAAATGTTCATAGCTGTTTCTTTTTCTTAAATAGAAATATTTCTAATGTGTGCCACTTACTTCTGAATAGCATCAATGACTGCATCAATAACTTCTTGGTCCATAGTCATTTCCTTGTCTTCTCTGAAGATGCCTTCAACAGAAAAACCTTTTAGCATATAGCCATCATCTTCCTTTATCTTGTTCCACACTTCATCATTTTCAATTCGCATACTTCCAAACCAACTGCCCTGTGGAACATCTTGAAATCCTTCTGGCACACCTTTGACATCGTCAACAATCCACGATTCAAAAATGAAGACATCATCCACAGGTGTTTCATGCATTTCATTGACTGCTTTGGTCAATCCATTCTTCATAAACTTGTAGACGATTTTTCTAATCACATCTGATGTGAAAACAACATACCATTCCTTATCATCAATGCGCCTGTAGATTGGCAAATTGGAAATCATGAATGGCCCCGTAAT